GTTCAGGTTTGTCTGCGCATTATGTCCTCATTCCATATTTTAGGTAAAGGTTTACATTTCAAAGACGTTAAGTTTCAATCTAACATAGACCATATACGTTCATTCAGCCCAGGAGCTATTAAGCTCTCAGGTTGAATGAGTTCTGGTTCAATGGGAAAGGGTTACTCTCGTGTCCTTCTTGAAATAGCAGTGATATCCAAGAGTCCAAGGATAATGAATTCTTTGGACACCTTCGTAACTAGATTTCGTGAGATATTGAATCTCCGAACTGAACTTCGTGTTCAGGGTATTGTTTTACCATCAAAATTACTAAATTGAATAGGTTTAGACCGACTCAATAAGGTATTGGATCTCAAGATGTACAGTAACATCATCAAAAAGTTCGGGTTGTCATTACGACGACTCGCTTTCTTTAGTGATGGTGTGGGTAAAGTACGTATCATTGCTATTTCAGATTGGTTAACACAGAATACTCTTAGGCCACTTCATCATTTGATGTTTTCTAAACTTAAAGAAATTAAGCAAGATTACACATTTGATCAAGGGCGCAGCATTGAAACAGCACGTTCATGGTTCTATGACAAGAAAGAAATTTATTGTTTTGACTTGACAGCCGCCACTGATCGCCTACCCTTACTGATTCAGGGAATTATTTTACAGCAATGTGGCCTGCCTCTCGATGGTGTTAAAGCTTGATTTGACATCATGATTAGTGAAGGATTTTCCTTACCCGGTAGACCTTGTGAAAAGGTCTTTTATGGAACCGGCCAAGGCATGGGCCTATACTCATCATGAAGAAGTCTAGCATATACACACCACGTACTCGTCCGACTAGCAGCATTGGAAGTTGGTTTACCCAACTTCCAGGATTATATAATCCTCGGTGACGATGTTTCCATCGCACATGCACGCGTAGCAGAGAAGTATAAGTCTCTCATATTATCTCTTGGTGTTGAAATTTCTCTTTCAAAAAGAGTTATTCCTACACCAAGTATGAAGAGATGAGAGTTTGCATCAAAACTTATACTTAACGGTGACAATTTGTCACCCCTGCCAATAGGTTTACTATTAACAGGTTCCTTTGTGGATTGGTTGAATTTCCTAATCCACACCCTGAAACATATAACTGAATTGCACTATTTTGGAGAAAATCATTTTAGTCGACTTTTACTCGCACTGGCCCCCACCGGTTTTACCCGATGGA